GACTATCCACGAGGCCACAGGAGCAACTGTTTTTATTGCGTTTTCAGCCGGTAATCTGAAAACAGTTTCCCCACTTTTACCAGACAATGTGATTGTTGCGGCGGACGATGACCGCGAAACAAAGGGCAATCCGGGCTTGTCGGCGGCTCTGGCGACAAAGCGGCAAGTTATCTCTCCAAAGGTATTAAAAGGAACTGATTTCAATGATTTAGCCTCCGAAAAGGGGCTTGATGAAGTCCGGCGCCAGCTTAATCAGTCCACGAATAAATACACCAAGCGCGTTCTTGTTGGCCCCGACCTTCATGCCGGATTTCTCCAGACTTTAAAAATGGGATGGACAGTTGACAAAATCCTGCCGGAAAGCTCCGCTTTATCGGTTGTGTTCGGTCCGCCGTCAGGCGGAAAATCTTTTACCGTGCTTGATCTTTGTTGCTCGATTGATTCCGGCGCACTCTGGCATGGCCGGAAGGTGAAACAAAAACCAGTTTTATACCTGGCGGCGGAAGGTCAGGCCGGGATGCTCAAGCGAATAGAGGCTTGGAAGCAGCGCCGAAAGGTTGACCTCCCCACTTTTGCCTTGTTGCCAATGCCATGCCTAATTGACGAAGATAGCCAACGGCGCGAATTAATTAATATGATTACAGAATTACCGCAAAAGCCGGGAATAATTGTTCTGGACACCCTAGCCCGGTCTATGACCGGCGACGAAAATTCCACTTCCGACATGGGTAAAGTGGTTATAGCGGCTGGTATATTAATTGAGGAGACCGGTGCGCAAGTCATTATTATTCATCATACCGGTAAAGATGAGGCCAGAGGGCCGCGTGGAGCGATTGCGCTCACAGGCGCGACTGATTCCATGTTTAAGGTGGTGCGATTAAAAGAGGATAAGAAATTTGTCCTGATCTGCGAGCGCCAGAAAGATGATGAACCGTTTGCTCCAATGGTTTTCCGGTTTGAAGTTATCGACACCGGATTTTTAACTGTAGATGGTTCGCCGGTTACTTCATTAGTGCCGGAATTTGACCCGGAAGGGACGGCGGATTTTGGGGAAAAGGCGGAAACTGGTAAGCCGGTTAAACATTCCAAGACCCAAGAAAAGGCAATTTTAGCTCTTGATCTTACAATCCGCGAGCGTGGAATTTATCCACCGGAGGAAGTTTTGACGTTCATGAGGGGCGCTATTTTGCCAAATACTAAAATTGCGCGCCTTGATGACTGGAAAAATGAATGTTTGCGGCTTGGAATCAGCGCAGGTGAATCCAGGGCGCAAAATAAAACTTTTCAAAAAGCACAAGAACAGTTAGAAAGTAAGAAAATAATAAGCATTTTAAGCGGTTATGTATGGAAGAACTAAAAGAACCTGAGGAACCAAAACGCGGGAAAAGGTTCCCGAGGTTCCCATTAGGAACTCGGGGAACTCGGGGAACTCGGGGAACTTTTGTCAAAGGTTCCTCAGGTTCTCGAGAGGAACTCGGGGAACCCCCCACTATATATAATATAGTGGGGTTCCCAAGAGTTCTTCGACCAAGAAGGAGAAAATGACAATGGATGAAAAAATATTAGAACGAAGAGAATACCAGAAAAAGCGTTATAAAGAAAACTCTGAAAAGAAAAAAATGATGTCTGCTAAATGGAGGAAAGAAAATCCAGAAAAAATCAAAGAAGCCTCTATTAAATATTACCAAAACAATAAAGAAAAAATATTGGAACAGTCGGCGAAATATTACAAGGCTAATTCTGAAAAGGTTAAGGAGCGGATATATAATTTACGGAGGTTGGGAAAATGACTATACAAGAACTAATCGACATGGAGTGCCAGAACCTGGCCGAAATGCTCAAGGCAAAAAACAGACAATACGGGAACTCATTTGTCGATCCGGTGCGGATATTCTCAAAGGCGACACCAATGGAGGACATCCCGTTTTGACCAAAACCGAAATCATAACGATCATCTTGCAAGAAGGCGAAATCAAGCGGCTGACGGAGCGGAATGAGAAACTAGAAACGGCCTGCGCGGATCTGTTCAAAGAGAACGTTAAGCTGCGGGCGAAGATCAAGAAGATCGAAGGCAGGCACGACCTTGACAACGTTAATATTTAGGGAGGAATAATGGCAGAGGAAAACAAAGAATATCGAGGACTGGCGGAAATAGCAAAGCGTTTGAACCGTAGCCAGAAGGTTGTCATGAAGGCTATCCGGCGAAAGATAGACCCGCTCCCGGCAAAGAAAAAGCTCGGCAAGGAGTACAGTATCACCGAAAAGCGGCTTCAGGAATGGATGAACTCATAAAAAGCCGTGTCAAGTGCTTTGTTGAGTCGCTTAATGGTCGTTTAGGTGTCGCTTAGTATCCACATAAGGGCATTTAAGAGGCGTTTAAGATTTTCGTAAAAAAGCATGGGTTATAATGGGGCCATGAAAAAAGAACTAAACCCAAAACAATCAGCTTTTTGTCGAGAGTACGTCAAAGATTATAACGGGACACAGGCGGCTATTCGTGCTGGCTACTCCAAAAAAACAGCGCAGGAACAATCCTCTCAACACTTATCAAAACTTATTATCCAACAAGAAATCGCCAGAAGAGAGAGTTTAATTGAAAACAAAGTCCTTGTAACGAAAGATAAAATACTCCGAGAACTATCTATTCTTGGATTTTCCGATATGCAGGATCACGTCACTATTGATGACGCTGGATGTGTTCAGGCTGTTGGTATTGATAACCTTCCAGTAGGTGCCAGCCGCGCAATTAAAAAAGTAAAAGAAAAGCGCGTCATTAAATCTATCCAAGGAACCAAAGACAAGCCATCGGAAGACGTCATTCTTGAAAGAACTTTTGAATTTGAATTGCACGATAAAATAACACCATTGATCAATATGGGCAAAGAGCTTGGGATGTTCCGGGATCGTAAAGAAATCGGATTGGATGATCAGACCGTCGAGCTAATCTTAAGCGCCTTGCCGCCCGATTACGCAAGCCAAGTCCGAGCTAAATTACTGGAAATGAAGGATAAGCCGTGAATTTAGGCGCACAACAAACAAATTCACCCGATGTGTTTGCGGCAATACTGGCCTCTAAAATGAAGCCAGGGGCCTTGACGGCCATGAAATCAAAGCAATCGTACTTGCAATACAGGGATGATCCGGTAGGTTTCTGTGAAAATATTTTAGGCGAAACCTTAACTGATGATGTTGTCAAAATGATGGAATCGGTCAGGGATAATCTTGTAACGGTAGCCGTATCAAGCAACGCCACAGGTAAAAGCCATGGTGGGGCGCGTGTCGCTGTTTGGTTTTATCAGTGCCACGAAGATTGTAAAGTTTTTACAGCTGCGGCGCCCCCATATAGCAACTTAAAAAATATTCTTTGGGGTGAAATAGGATCAGTCGTTGCCAAACACCCCGATATGTTTTCATCTCACGTGGTAACGGCCTTGGACATCCGGCGCGGCCCCGAAGATTTCCTAACCGGTGTATCAATCCCAAGTTCAGGGACCGACAAAGAACGAGAGGCAAAGTTTTCCGGGAAGCATCAAAAAAACATGCTGTTCGTTCTTGATGAGGGCGACGCCATTCCAGACGATGTTTATGCTGGAATTGAATCGTGTATGTCGGGGGGGCACGTCAGATTATTAATATTTTTGAATCCAAGGCAGGCTGCCGGCGCAGTATTCCGGATGCAGCGGGACAACACGGCTCATGTGGTACATTTATCAGCGTTACGCCACCCAAACGTCGTCACCGGTAAAGACGTTATTCCTGGGGCGGTTACGCGGGAAACCACTGTCCGCCGAATTAACGAATGGACGCGTCCATTAAATCCTGATGAAAAAATAGAAAAGGAATCCGTGTTCACCGTGCCTTATTTTTTGGTGGGCGCGACGGCCCCGCGGCAAAACGGCGGGTTTTATGATCCATTGCCAGCAAGGAAAAGAAAGATCATCAATCCGGCATTCTCTTACATGGTGCTCGGCCAATACCCAGCGCAAGGCACAAATCAATTAATATCATCGGAATGGATATCTCGGGCTCGGGCGCGGTACGATATTTACGTTTTGGAGCACGGTGAAGTACCGCCAGTGGGAACGTCCGGAATCATGGGACAGGATTGCGCGGAAATGGGGGATGATCTGAATGTGGCTGTTGGGAGATACGGCGGGTATCTAACGTCGTTCACTACATGGGGCGGCGTGGACACGATAGAAACCGGATCACGGGCTATTGATTGGTATAATTCACACGCGAGAATAACGTCTGCAAATGTGGACGCTACCGGCATCGGTGCCGGGGTTGCGCCACACATGCAGCTTGCCGGGTGCGTGGCAATGGGCGTGAAGGTTGCTCAAAAGCCGACCATTAAAACAGACATGGGCGACTTTAGATTATTACGCGATCAGCTTCTTTGGTCCGTCCGGGAGTGGTTACGCACCGATCCATCAGCAATGCTCCCCCCTAATGAAGAATTATTGGAAGAACTGGCCGTCCCGACCTACGACACAGACAGCGGCAAAATAGAAGTAATGAAGAAGCCGGACATGAAAGAAGTGTTGAAGCGATCCCCAAATCACCTTGACGCATTGGCCATGACTTTTGCAGGCGGCGGAACTTTCTTCTCTGATTGCATGTATTCTGACGAGGTTGCCGATGCCTAAAATCAGGAAAGTCACCCACGAATACGCATGGGAATTACGTCAAGCCCGTTTAGATGAGGCGGCTATCACTAAACAGCCGCTTGTCGAAAGGCCGTATTGGTACGAGGACACAGACACTGGCAAATGCTTTTATGATCTTTACGGCGGATTGGCCTGGCCGACGGAAGTAACCGACAAAGACGATGGGCGGCCCGGATATGTGGCCATTGTTGGCATTGTTAAAGGTCAGCGCAAACCGCAGGACGCGGCATTTCACTTATGCGCAGAGGCCGAAAGCAAAGATATTCCGACATTGTTACAGCACATGCTTGATTTGCGGTCATCTTGGGGATTCGGATTGACGCCCGGCTTCCTACAAACGTGGTTTGGAGATCCGGAACGGTTCATCATGACAACCGCATTGCTTAACGAGAGATTAATGCAGGCGGGTGGCGACAAACAAGCAATCCTCATTGCACCGCCTGATGATTTCTATTCCACAAAGGCTTTCGATCATTACGTCCGGTCGATGCACAGCGTTGTCGTGCCGGGCAAGGTTCGTTTTGGGTTTGGTGGAAACGAGGTTTTAAAAAACAGACTGAGGGAGTTTAAAAGAGACGATCCGGCTGTTATGGCCGTTGGCGGTTTGGTCCATTCGCTATTATCTCGTACAATGTGGATGGACCAAAGCAGATCGAACTGTTTCAATTTACAGGAGGGGTAAGATGGAATTAAGTTTTAATCAGTTTATGGGAACACTTCTCGCCATAGTTTTGCTATCGCTGGCCTGTGTTATCGTCGGAGGTTGGTTAGTATTCCGTTCTAAGGCCGGTCCGGGAGAACGGCTCATAGGACGTGCGCCAAAAGGTGAGGCGTTCACAGTGGCAGACGCGGCAACAGCACCCGACGAGGTAGATGGAGTGGCGGATAAAAAGCTATTGGAGCGCACAGAACAATTCTTAACGATGCTGGGAGGCAAGAAATGAAAGTAAAATGCACAAATTGTGGTCGGACAGACTTTGAAACAAACGACAAGTATAACCCGGACGCACCGCCGAATGGCTCAATGTTAAAGTGCTTGCTTCCATATCATATCGACTGGCTGCTGACCTCAACGACAACAGCGGCGATGATGACGTGCCCGGAGTGTTTGGCACAGTTGGCACCGTCCGGAAGGTTGACGGTATTGCCTGAACCAAAGACCCTCATGGAAACAGAAGAGGCGATGGTTGAACAGTTTGAGACTATGGACAAGGACGAAATAGCGCCCAAAGTCGGCAAGAAAGTCTATGTCTGCGATATTTGCGGCAAGGAAGTCAGTTCGGCGCTGGCCCTGAATGGGCACAAGCGATCACATAAGGAGGCGGTCAATGGGTGAATCAGCAAGGCGAAATCTGTTAGGATTACCACCGAGGGGCAACAATAACATGCAAATGAAAATCGACGGTGACAGTCTGAAAGACAGGGTATGTGATTGCGGCGGAAAAGTATTCACCACTGCCCTGACACTGAAAGAACTCCCGGCGCTGCAAAGTCCATCCGGACAAATGGAAACGGTCATGGCCCAGGTCGGTTTTGTCTGTGTGACGTGCGGTCTGGTTATCCCGCTCAGGCCGGAAGAACCGAAAATTGAATTGGTTGGGGGAAACTGATGAGCGAGGACACCCGGCAAATTATCACAGCGATCATCAGGGGGTTGAAATATACCGTCAGCCTTTTGGAAAAGGTATTACACGGCGAAAAGATATAAGCGGTTGAAATAACCTTCTCTTATCTCTCCGAATGGAAGCGTAAGGGATTAAAACGAGAGCGCGAAAAGCCTCCTTGTAACATAACAGGGGGCTATTATGCTTTCAGACAAATGGGACCTTCAAAACATACCACCACATAAGCACGAAGACGTGGGCGAGTTCGCCATGTTGCTGTTCG